ATCTTTCTTACAAGTTATCCCTGCAATCTGATACTGAACTTCACTTTTGGTTAAACCGTGCATGAAATAGCTGTCTGCTGTAATCGTGATGCCTGAGTCAGTTAATTCTTTGATTTCAAGTTTCCCTTCTCGATTAAAGAAACAAGACATCCCGAGCATTTGAGTAGCTAAACTCAAGACGTCTCTGAATGTCATTTTCTTGTCTTTAGGGATATTATCGATTACATAATTCATGGATGTTAAATCCATGTTTTCGTTTGCAAGTACGATTCCCGTTTTTAAGCAGATTTCTTTAATGACTTGTCTAATTTCAGCTGGATAAGTCAAATCTGTGATATGTTCACGATTGAGTTTGAACATCCCATCCATCAAATCAAGCGTAGTTGTATTTCGGTTTCGGTCAATTTCAATGTCGTTGATGAAGTATTCACCCATTTTGACCCATTCGTAGGTTCCGTCTACTAAGAGGCCAATTTCAGGATAAATCTTATCTAACTTATTGAATGTTGTGATAATACTTGTGAATGTGATTTTACCACTGCCAGCACAAGTGCCTCCTGGCTTATATGCATCACCCTTGATGTAGCCATAGTCAAAATGCGCTTCTTTGATATCACTTGACTGATACTGCCCTACTCTGATAGCAAGAGTACGGTTCTTAGCAAACATAGCTTCATCAAATTTTTTTCGTCTGAATATATCCATGTTCTACCTACCTTTCTACCAGATTAAATTTAGCGCCTGACCAAGGCTTGAACTTCTCGGTAAACGAATAACTTGGAGCCGTTCTGTCTCCGACGTAAAACGTTTTAGTGGTTTGTCCTTTTATCGGGTCCGGATAAGATACCTCAACGAATTCAGGCGATACAGCATTTAAAAGCTGGCTCATTTCATCTTGAGTCAACATACCCCATTCGCAAACTAGTTTTCGTTTAGTCGTGATACGGTCACGCATCATGTCTCCGTTCGCGTTACGACCTGTTTCTCCGTCGATATCCTGAATATCAACCTGAAAAATTTTGGGAGGCTTAACAGCCACCCCATTGATGATTAAGCGTGCCATTTTACCTCCCTCTAAATGTTAAGCAAGACTTGTCCTGCACGTTCTTGTTCTCGATTGATTTCTTGGATGGCCACACGACCAAATTCGTGTCCACCAATCATGATGACGATGTCACCGTTACCGCTAAAACCTCCAGATTGTGGTAAACCACCGCCCAAGGCATTGACTACCGCACCACCTACGATGCGCCCCATAGTCTGCAAGAATCCAGTGTTTTCAAGAGGCATGACAACCTCTTTACCTGCTTCACCAATCATGGCCACGGTCGGGCTATCAACGATACCACCACGAGCCAATCGAGGGAGACTTACATAGCCAACGCTACCAAGAGAGACGCCTGGAATCTTGTTAATTAAACCGATAACACCATTAATCATACCAATGAAACCATTGACCACGTTTTCAATCGTGCCGAGAACCGCATTAACTGCGCTCTTAAATGCGCCACCGACTGCGCTACCGACCATTTGGCCAGCGTTGACGAAGATATTCTTGACCGTGGTCCAAACACCAGAGAAGAAACTTCCAATCGTGCTAAATGCGTTCTTGACTGCTTCAAATGCTGTTTTAAAGATATTCCCGAACCACGTTGCGACGTTAGCAAGCGCAGTCGTCACATCGTTCCAGCGTTCACCAAACCAGGTGCCGATTGAAGAGAATACGTTCGTTAGAGCATTCCAAGCTTTTTGGAACATGTCACCGAACCACTTAGCCACGTCTGCTAAAACTGTTGTGATGTCGTTCCAGCGTTCTGCGAACCATTCGCCAAGCGGATTGAATATCGCTACAATACCATCCCAGATTGCTTGGAAGATTGCCACAATCGTATCCCAAAGGTACTTCAGAACAGCGACTGTTAAATCTAACAATCCAGTTAAGATTGTAGACAAGATGTTCATGATGGCATCGCCCGTCTCGGTGAAACCGTCGAAAATCTTACTCATATCACTCGTAAGAATACCAGTGATAATATCAAAAACACCCTTGAGGAAGTCGGCTATGCCACCCAAGATATCAGCAACCATGTTGAATAATACACGGAAGACTTCTCCAATGTATTCAAGAGTTGGAGCTAGAACTCTCGTTAATTGCTCAACGATAAAACCAATCACAGGACCTACATAAGCGTTAATAACTTGTGACATTTCTTGGAAGCTAGCGACCATGTCCAAAATCTTCTGGATCATTGGTGAAATGTGCTTACCAATTGTGTCTGAAAAACCTTGACCGATTTTCTTGATAATTGGTTGGATATGATTATTCCAACCTTTCACAAATACACCAATAAAGCCAGATATAGCCTTAGTTGATGACTCAATCGTCGAACGAATGTATTGATCATACACACGACTAATTGAATCAGACATATCATTGATTGCTTGTTCTGCACTCTCGAAAATCGGAGCGATGTCTGACAAGGAATTTGAAAGCGAATCGGCGATACCAGGCATGTTATCCGTAACAATTTGCTCGATTCCTTGCATAAGGTCGCCACCGAGCTTGTAACTAACCTCAGTAACGCTAGCTTGAATAGCCAAAAGAGCAGACGTAATCGCACTTCCGATACGAATAGCGCCCGTTGATGTAATCACATCATAGAAACCATCTGCGAATGCCTGAGCGATATTTCCGGCTGATGCAAAGATATTGCCCGTATTCTCAAACTGAGCTACTAGAGAGCGAATAATACGCTCTTTTTGGCGTTCTAGGCCGTTTGCAATACTTTCGGCAAGAAAAACACCGATACCGACTCCAACTGTTGCCAGAGAGCCTGTAATCTGCCCTAGAGAGTATGCTATCTTCCCAGCCATGCCATTAAAAGCATTAACTACTCGTGGGTCAGTAGCGATTTCTTCAAGCGTCTTCTTAATTCGACCAATAGCACTTGTGATACGTTCGAGACCTTCAGCTCTGAATGCAGCAGAGAACCCTTTGCTAAATAGGTCAGATAGACCTTTCAGCTTATCTCCAAGGCCGTCAAAAATGCTCTTGAACTGGTTATCCATGTCAGCAAGTGCAACTTCTGGCAAGATATCCTTAAAAGGTCCGCTTCCGCCTTTACCTTTCTTACCTTTGCCTTTACCACCGCCACCAGAACCACCAGAGCCACCGTTGTCTGAATCGTCCTTCTTGTTTAATATCGTGATTTCGTCAAATCCAGCTAAACCAAGCAATTCTTTGACTGCTTTTTTAGCATTTTTAGCAGAGTCTCCGAGATTGTCAGCTAGGCCACCCGAAGCATCGTCAGCATCGCCCATAGCATCTGCGAGGTCTCCTGCTCCTCCTGCTGCATCTTGTAAGGCTCCGTTCATGTCGCTGACCGCACTAGCAACACCGTCCTTAACAGTGGCTTTTTTGTTGAACATGAGAGCGATAAACTCAGCGAGTTTAGCAGTCACGTTCTTCAATACCATAGCAAACGAGTTCAAGATTGGCATAATAGCGTTGATAATCGGCAAGAATGCGTTACCAATGTTCAGAGCTGAGTCTTTCAGTAACGACTTGAACAAGCTGATACTGCCGTTTACTGACTGAGACAAGGTCGTACCATACTTAGCAGTTGCTTGCTCCAGAATAGCCATTAAACGAATCTGCTGTTGGGTCTGATAGTCGAGTTGGTCCCAACTTTGGCCATTTGCAAAACGCTTGAATGCTTCCGTGGACTGAATCATGGCCACATTAACGTTGATTCCTAGGTCCTCAATTGCTTCCGTGTTACCAAGCAAACCAGAACGAATACGCTCCATAACGTCTGTAATGCTACGACCTGAACCTTCAGCTACAACTGCCGAGGTTTGCAACATCTTAGCAGTATATGCGCTCAGCTTGTTCGAGTCCTTGATAAAACTCGAAAATAGGTTTGAATATACCGCCCCGTATTTTGTCGCTTCACCAACGCCCATGTTCATAGCATTTGCATTGTCATTTACCCATTTTAAGAATGTCTGTGAGCTCTCGCCCATTTGACGCTTGATTTGGTTGACAGATGCCGTGACTTCAAGAGCCATCTGTGTTGAGTACATGCCAACATCAAGCATTTTCTTACCAAGATAAGCAAATCCAGCGAATTTGGCTAGTTTACCAAACACACCTAACATTGAGCCAGACTGCGCCTTGATTTTGTCGGTTGAGTTTTGTACTTTATTAGAGGCATCTTTGACTTTACTCTCGACTTCTTTCATCTTGTTCTTGAAAGGTGCGATTTCAGCATCAATCATTACCTTGAGCTCGTCAAGTGTAACTCCCATCTATTCTCCTTTCTGTCTCATTTTTCTATTGTGATTCTCAGCAAAAATGCGCATGAGTTCTTTGTGCAATTTCAACTCTTGAGCCAATCTCGCTTGTTCGACCTGCTCTCTTTCTTTCTCAAAAAGTTCAGGAGCATAGTCCCACACTTCAAGCGGTTTAGCATCTTTTGAAAGTAGCAAGGATACATTATTTGCTATCATCTGCGAAAGTCTGTAAGATTCAATGATTTTTTCTTTTTGCTTTTGGATTGTGACACGATTATAGCTTTCAATCATCTCTCTGATCTCAAGTACCGTCAAATTCCAAAAATCGAGAGGCTTGCCCCCAATGTCCAAAAACATCGGATAAAGCCCCTCAACCATTTCTTTTACTGACAATATAGCAGTCGATTCTACTCGACTACTTCCATTTTCGCTTTGGATTTCTTGGGAGTTTTCTTCTTGCCTTCTTTCTCCCGTGGCATAAAACCCGAAACTTGAAGCATCGGCAAGATAACGTCTGCCATGAATGCTGCCTGATCTCCACCGTTGTCAACATAATCGTCGTATAGGTCAGATACATCTTCAAATGAGATTCCATGCTCGAACTTTTGAAGCGCTCCATGAGTCAACAGCAACATGACTTTGAGAGGTGGCAAAGCAAAGGCTTCACCTTCAGACGGCATGAAGACCTTGAGCAAGTTTGCTCCGATTTTTTCTTCGACTTTCGTCGCTTGCAATGAAGTGAGGCGGAGCTTTAACTCCTTATCCTCACTGACTTTCCAAGTTGCGTATGGTAGAGCCATCTATTAACCTCCAATTCCATCAACGAACGTCAATTCAGACTGCAAGGCAATCTTGAGCGTGAATTCGATAACAGAGTTCACACCACCACCGCCAAGCTTGACAGATACTTGACCTTCAAAAGTGACCTTGGTATTGTCTGGGTAGGTTTGCTCAAAGTAGAGCTTCTCTTTGTTGTCTGCTGCGTTACGCAAGACACGATAAGGTGAAGTGGCAGTTGTATTATCATAAGCGAACTTGTACTCAAGTTCCCCAGCGTCACCAATACCAAATTCATATTTTTTAACCTTGTCTGCAAGAGTCGTATTCTCGACTTTTTCAGGTTCAATACCAAATTCAGGTACTTCTTTCAAACCTACAAGATTTTGGTAATCGCCTTTAGTTTTGCTAAAAGCAAGCTTAATTCCATTTGCTAACATGTTTTAATTCTCCATTCTGTATTGATAAACAAGCTGTGTTTTTGGGTCAATAATACCCTCGAATCGCATGATTTTATGTCTCAGATGCGACGGATCAGGCATATCTTGTGACTCGGTCCTTTTTAAACCAGACAAAGCGAAAATCTCATTGATTTTAATTGATAAATCAGTTGTGCTTTCATTGTCAAAAATATCAACTTTATAACGAACGTATGACTTTTGCTCTTTGTCATCGAACCAATCGCCCGGCTTGTTCTGTTCTTCCAAAAAAATAACGACTGGGAAAGTCTCCCAATCGCTTGGATAAGTATCGGTCACGTTATCTGCGACCTTTTGCAATTCTTTATAAATTAAGGGTTTGATATTAATCATTTTATCTGTTCTCTTATCTTTCTACTAACGTATTTTGAGATATTACTAGATACACGGTCATGGTTATCTTTCAAAGCAGGATACAAGTAAGGTTGCGCAGGCTGACCATACATTTTGTAAAACTCACCTCTTTTTTCAAAGTGGTAAGGCCCTACGTTGATTTGGTCTTCATGCACGTACCACGGACTAGACCGATAAGACACGCTTACTTCTGGCGATATGCCAGAATGATTCTCTTGCCCTTTTGGCCCCGTCCCAAGTTCGACATAGGCGCCGTGGTCTGAATTCGTAAAGACTTCGCTTGTTATCTTGTTGCCGTTTATTTTCAGACGGACTCTGATGCTATTTCTCAACTCGCCTTCATTCGCTGGCGCTCTGAGTTTGGCTTCGGGTTGTACGACTGTTTTAGCAGCATGCAAGACCGCTTGTCCTACTATCTCGTTGCTCTTTGCACCGTAGAGCTTACGGCACTTAGCGATTAAGCTATCTGCTCCGATTAAACCTGACACGTTCCAACTCCAAAACTTGATGCTTGCTGTATACTTTCTTCGAGATAACCCGATGCGTGACCTCTGTCTTGCTATCAATACAGACACCGTCTTTCACGTTGATATCTGCATCCTTGATCGCATTTGCGTTCAGAATATCGTTGACACGGTCACCGTAAATCTCAGATTGCAACTTGCTAGTAGCTGGCCACAACTCAAGTCTTACTTCTTCAAACTCATCCGCATATCCTTCTTTAGCGACTCCCTCATTCGTTACGGTCTTCTTGAACCGCTTGAGGTTGTAAGGCTTCAGTCTACTCTTTTTCAAAAACATGACCTGCCACCCTCGCTAAGCGATGCATCCGAATACGCTGTAAAAGGCCCGTAGACAATCCGTTTTCGCCGTAGGTTACAGAGATACCACCCTCGCTCCTAGATTGCTCTCCTTCGCTTCCTGAGCGGTTGTAGAGCTCGATTACAAGTTCAGGAAGTAGTCTGTTGAGCGCTGGTGTCAGCTTGTCTCGGTTTGTTTCAGATAAAATGATGTTTTCAGCCCTTAAAAGTAAAGACGAGAGGACTGTTTCGTCACTCTCGCCCGTCAATGATTTTAGTTTTTCAAGTTCCATAAGACCTCCTAGTCGTAAGGAGTCGTCTCGTCTCCTTGGGTTTCGGTTTCGTCAATGATCTCGACAACGTCTGCGATATCGACCGAGAACTCGCTTTTGAGATTGTGTGACAATTCGTTGAAACGCTCGTCTGTCATCTCAAAGACATCATTCTCTTGTCGTCTCACTTTCGCTTGCCAGTCATTGAACGCTTGTTTTACTCTGACTTTCATAGGTCAGACCTTATTTCTTGATTTCAGCAAGCACGACTTTAGAATCATCTGAAACTGCGACTGTGTAAAACTCGTCAATTGAGATTTCAGTAGAACGTTTCAAAGGCTTGCGGTCTACTTCGACGTTTGGATCACGCTTAAGGTAAATGGTCAATGCAGGAGTATCTTCTTCGGTTTCGTCATCATGAGTGAGTTTGATGACTGGGCAAGTGTAGAATGCACTAGTTGTATCAAGAGTGACTTTTTTAGTCGGAACGATGCGAGTGTTTGCGATTGTTCCGATTTCACCAGTCATAACGACCTGATTTGGATACTTGTCAGCTGAGATGAAGTTTGGATCTTTGCGCAAAGTTGTGACTTGTTTTGGATTGACAAACATTACTTTTTCAGTATTGACTTCTTCTTCGAACAAATCAATAGCATCAACGATTACATCATAGCTGATTGCTTTTGTTTTTGAGTCAAACTTGCGAGTGTTGGTTTTCAAAAGCTCATCCATTGCATCGTTATCAATTTTAGATGCGATTGAGAGTGTAAGTTGGTTTTCAGCGTTACCAACTGGATCGCCATAACCAGAAAGGACAGCTTCGTCTGTCAATTCAACAGCTTTCATAGCTTTCTTGATTGTAGCGGTCTTAGTTGATGTTCCGAGAACAACAACGCCAGCTTCAACCCCTTCATTTACATCTTCGGCATCGCCAATATATGTGTAAGACGGAACTGTGATTGTGTTTCCTGGTACGCCTTCAAGCGTACGGTCGATAGCTGCAAATGGAATTACTTGCAATTTCTTTGGTAGTTTAGCTGCAATCATATCTCCCATTACTTCGGGATTTACGAGATTTGCAATTTTAGTTTGTGCCATATGTTAAATTCTCCTTGTTAGTTAATTCAAAAATGAGTTATACAATTCAGGGTTTGACTGTTTCAACGCAGCCTTCTCTGAATGACTCATTTGGAAAAATTGAGCTCTTGAGAGCCCTAATGATTGTTGTGGCGCAGTTTTAATAGGTGCGCTACCTTTCATGCGTTCGGATACACCTTTCTGTACTGCATCCTCCCACGTTTTCTGAATGCTTGCGACTGATTCAGTCACAGCTTCAGCGTTTGATAAATCAACCACGCCCACTAATTCAACTGGTAAGCCACGTTCACTTAGCATTGTCTTAGCTTCTGCGGTCAATTCCTTACGAGCAATAGCTTGTTCACGATCAGCTAGTTCTTGCTCACGCTGATCTAACCAATATTCTTGTTTCTGGTCAGCGTTCATCTTGGCAAGTTTCTTGGCTTCGTTTTCCTTGGCTTCTTGCTCTGATTTCCACTTAGCAAATTTCTTATCGATGATAGCATCGACTTCTGCATCTGTGTACTTCTTCTCGTCTTGCGGTTGTTGTGCAGGTTCTGCAGGTACCTTTTGTTCTTCAACCGTTTCGACTGTTTGTGCTTCTTCGTTCATTGCGAACCTCCTATTTTTAAAGTCGTCCCCGACTGTATAATTCCATAGCTTTTAGTGTCGTCAATGCTTGGACAATATAAAAACCGTACGGGATTCCATACGGTTATGTTTCTATTAAGATAACGTCTCCAATTATGACTGAAACTCTTTTAACTTCTAACTCACAATCAAGAAAGCAACAAGGATAGTCGCCCTCTAATCGTTTTCCGTTATGTTCAACAGTCACATAAGACTCTTTTTCTATCACTTTGCAAAGTTCTTTTACTTTCATTGTTAGACTCCTTACTTCAACTATTCAACTTATAGCAGTCTATTCCTGCCAGTCAAGATGTTGGATCACCTACTTTCTGTTTTTAAGCCATGAAAAGTCATTATCAACCAAAACTTGATAAAGAATTTTCCCAATTCTGTCTGCTTGCTCTTCTTCATGATTTATATAGCCGGCTTCAACTAAAATACCATGCGTAATTTCGTGAATAAGCGTCTGATCTTCGATTTGTTGACTAGCTGAGTCGTCAAGAACAATCCTGCATGTCTTGTACTCAATATGCCCCCATTCTCCTGTGTTTCCCTGTAAATCAGTTATTTTTTCGATTTCGTAGACGATACCACCTATTTTTACCTTATCCATGTTAGGCTTATTATCACGATTCATTTTTTCAATCCTTTCTTTACACCCTTAATTATTCCGCTGATCACGGCTAGAATAATAAAGATTAACAGCAAAAATACCAACCACCCAAAAGCGATTGATACCCAATCCCAAATAAACATGTTTTACTCCTTTCTGAGTTATACTCAATCAACTTCATACGATAACGAAGAAATGTCGGTTAATATTTTAGGCAGCAACTCAATCGCAGTGAATGCATTCGTTCCACGAATATTTAACTCTAATTTCACTGTTGCTGATTCAATTCCACCTGTTCCTAAAAATTCTACGTTAGTTATCCCAATTTTTGCTGTATCCATTTTCAATCCTTTCTGAGCACGAAAAAAGCACTTAGATTTCTCTAGGTGCTTAATAATTGTTGGTTAATTTTTTTACCCAAAACCATGTGAAAATTTATCTGGCAATTTTTTGCCAAGTTTTATACTTTTAGTTAAAGTATTTTTTACAAACGAAGCAAACTCTTCCAAATCGTCGCCTTTATAGCTATAGTTTAAGGTGTTTTTGTCTACTGTAGCAACGCCTTTACATTCCCCACTTACCGCAGAGTATCGTCTTAAAACAGCGTTATCTTCTATCTTACGCATAGTAATAATTTGTTTATCAACCTTCGCCATTCTCACTTGCCTCCTGGTAATTAAATTTTATGTTAGCTTTTTTATGAGCTTCATCATAATCCATTTTTTTATGGTTCATGTAGTATGACTCAAGACTCTCGTGTTGTAGCATTATTATATCACTCTCTTTGGGGTCGCCCGTGTATAATCTTTGAAAGCTTTGAGCCATATCATAATGTGGATAAAAGTTCATCATTCTTTCTTCAAAGGCTTCATAATCCCACAATAAATACTTATTGTCTAGGATATGTTCTAATGCTTTTGACACTGTTGAGTATGGTAGTTTACTGCTTTTTGCCATTTTTTCCACAACGTCTGCTCTGTTCGAATTTCTCAGCTGATTGTAGTATCTTACTGCAAAGTCATTCTTTTGCTTCTCTACATCTCCACGAGCAGCGCTTATTGAACCACTAGAAACCTTAGGGGTTGACTTATCCATACCTTCATTATAACTCTTTCCCCTGTCTTTTGCAACGTATTTATCATACCATTCGTCATAACTCATATCAGCGGGTACTAGCTCGGTCTTACCTGTTTCAGGATTTCTAGCCCTACGCTCTAGTTTGCTGTAGTCTGAGTCCTCATCGTATGCGACAGTAGTAGACCTGCACCACGGATGCAGAGGTGGATAGTTGGCACCAGGAACAGCTTTATCTGTGTCATAGACCTTGTTGTCATGTTCTTGGCAAATGTGCGACGTGCGCTTGTCTAAGACAGCCACAAAGCGGTACTTTGTAATCTCGGCATCTTCGTAGCTAAGTAGCTCCATTTGGTTATGAAAAAAGGCTGACTCAGTACGAACCAAGCGCCTTGCGTTGTTTTGACCAACCTCAAATCGTTCTGCGATTGCTTGGGCAGTGTCTCTTACACTACGACCGGTCATAAGACTTACTAGGAGCTCGTCTTTTACGCTTGAAGCGAGCGCCCCAGTATTTGACCATATCCTATCCGAATAGGCCTCTCCCGTCCATTTTAGACCTCGCAGATGCTTGATTTCTGTTTCAGGTAAGTCGGAGAAGCTATAAGCAAGTCCTGTCTGCTGTTGCAGGTCAAAGGTAGCCTTGTAGTAGCTATCTTTCATGAGGTCGCTATAAAAGGCATCTGAGCCTGATTTCTCAGAGCGATAGATAGACTCACGCATACGGTCTAAATCATCGTTTAGACGTTCTAACCGCTTCATGCGATAAGCGTAAGCCGGACTGTCTAAATCAGCCAGTAGGCTTTGGATATTTGGGTCATTCGGTCTCGCTTCAAGCACCTTACGAAGTCCTGCAAGGTCTTTCTGGTCCTTCATGTTTTTTAAGACCTGTCTAGCATCACGCTCGCTTAGACCATAATCACGCTGAAATTTGTCAAAAACCTTGTTGATTTGCTTGTCCAGATAATCTTTAGATTGCTTGTAAATCTCGTCGAACTTGTCAGCTTGCTTCTCAGCCTTATCCATCTGCTCATAGATAAGGTTAGCCTTCCTCTTCGACCAATACTCCTGGTTCTTCATCTGCTACCTCATCATCATCTGGCTTCGTGTTAGCCTGGTTAAAAAATGACACACGTTCCTTGTTCTTTTCCTTCTCTTCCTCGAGTTCTTCCAATTCAGCATCAGGATCTTCAACAAATGGCAAGAGCGAAATGAGCTGACGAAGTGAGACCTTACCCTCAAGATTATTGATAATCTGTGACAATTCAAGCAAGTTCTTAGGCAATCCACGACTGAACTGTGGCACGATTGAGTGTGCCTCAAGAGCAATCTGCTGCATGCCCAAGTAGTGAGCGAAGATAGCAATCCGCTGTCTAAGACCTCGCTTGTAGTTTGCTTCTTTCGTCTTAGTAATCATTTCAAGGCCCAGTAGCTTGAATTCCATGGCTACGCCTGAACTATTCCCTGCGAAGTTCTCATCTGTTAAATTCGGCACATGGCTGAATGTGTAGATATCTTCTTTCAAGGCTTTACGCAAAATTTCGGTCGCGTTTTCGTCTAGGGCATTTTTCAAGAAATCAGCCTTGGCATCTGCTGGCAATTCCAAAAGACCTTCTTCAGCAAGGATACTCATTGCTTCTCTAGCATCTTCCAGATTGTCAGCCAACTGAGCACCGTACAGAACAAGAATAGACTCTACTGCTTGCTCTTTGTCATTTACACGATTGCCCATCAGTGAATTATAAGCATCAATCAAGCTGATTTGTTGCTCATAATCACCAATCGCAAAATGATTGTTACGATACTCGATGATTGGGATTTGTCCAAGATTATGTTCTTCTACTTCCTCATTCTGTGTTGTTCCCATGCTCGAATCACGCAGCACAATGTGGTAATGCAGATTTTGAGTAAAGACCTCTGCTTGATACTTAGTCGCATCTTTCGTATCGTCTTTAATCTCGTAGTAATACACCGCAAACAAGGCCTTGCGTTCGATACTATCATCGTAGACAATGAATACATTCTCAGGATCTACGCTAGTCGAATCAAGCTCAGTCAATCCCTCTTTCGCATAAATGTACTCATAAGCACGTCCATAGATAGCCATGTTCAAAGCATTCTGCGCATCCACTAGGTCAATCTCTGCGCCATCGAAAGCCTTAAGCAAAGGCTCAAGGTCGCTATTAGCCGTATTATTATACTTGATAGGGTTGCCCATGAAATAGCCCGTAGACGTGTCCGCAATGTCCTTAGCGTGATTTGCTACTGTTTTAAAGTTTGGAGCATTCTGATTCCTTCTCGTATGATTCAAAATAGCATGCTCACCCAAGTAGTATTTCTTCAATTTCTGCAAGCGCTGGCGTTCTTGTGTATGCTTGCGAATCAGCTTGTAGATCAATTCCTTACTCAAAGCTGTTTCATCGTATCCATCCCGTGGATAAGTTAAAATCTGATACATTTAATTCCTTTCTATAAGCCGTACTGCGAACGTCTGCGGACAGTTGCTTTCCCGCCCTCAATACATTGAAGGCTATATCGCAACGCATCCATCAAGTGGTTGTTCTTATCTTCTGGCTTATTCAACCAATTACCCTCTTTGTCACGTTGATAGCAATAACTGTAAAATTCATCCATGATATGCTCGCAATTCGGATGCACATAAATAGCGTATCCTTGTAGTTTGGATACGCCTGCCATGATACTATCTTTACCTTTTCGACTCTCTTTAATTCGATATATGCCGTGTTCTGACCTGAGCTCCTCAATCAACCGTGACTCAGCGCTATCTGCAATGATTGTCGAGCGATGATAACCTTTATCTTTTATCATCTTAGCTACTTCCTTGGTTATCAAACCGACCTTATACGCTTCATCAAAGATGTGTATCTCTTTCGTCGTGTCATTTATCAGCGAACAACACAAAGCGGTTGGATCATGAGTAAAACCAAAGTCAAGACCGATACACAACTTGTTAGCAGGGTTTTTCAACAACTCATCTTTGTCAAAGTCCTTGACAGTCACGTTGTTGTAGATTAGACCTTCAGCAACGCCCCACTCACCGTCGCAAACAATTCTCGCACGCCTTGGATTTGTGTGATACAAATCCTCATAGCGTTTGATATCGACTTCATCCAACCACTCATTGCAACGATAAGTAGTTGTAGTAGCGAACGTGTCAGCTCGTCTCGTTTCTTCATCAAAGAACACACGCTTGAGCCAGTGCCTCTCGTTCCACGGGTTAAATGTGACTGTGATTTGTTTAAAAAAGTCAGGCACGTCTAAACTACCACGGATAGACTCAACTACCGTACTGAACTTATCTTCGGTCTCGATTTGATACGCCTCCTCGAACCATGCCCAGCAAAGACTACCGACATCAACCGTGATAGATGTGATTTTCAATTCATCGTCCAAACCACGGAAAAGAATTTTCTGTCCTGTCTCTTTGACAGTTATTTCAGGCAAAGACTCGTTGAATTTGAATTTATGAGCGACTTTCAGTTGGTTAGCTGCCCACTTAAAATCCGTGTAGGTCGATTGCTTATTCGTATTCGAATATCTACGAATGACAAGCAAGTTCGACCAGGGATATTTCAAAAGACGTATAACACAATTCAAAGCAGTTGTCTTGGACTTCTTCGAACCACGGGAACCTTTCACAACTCGATACAGATTTCTTGAGCGCCAAAACTGACCATATCCAGCTCCTACTGTTTTAGGTAGGTCTACAACAATATCATTCTGTTTAATCTGGTATGTCTGACTCATTCGCAAACACCACCGTTCCAGAAACATCAGCCTCTACTTTATCCGTCCAGAGCCTATGCCGTTTACCTAAAAGTTCAGCAGCCTTGATTCTATCTTTCGCCCCGACATCTATATCCGTAATCGTTTGACCTAATTCTCCGATGCTTATTAAGGTCTGTTCTTGCGTTTCTCCTCGCATGACTGAGGTTAGGTAAGTGAGCACCTCTTCCTGCGTTGCGATTTTCTCAGACGCAAGCTGAGCCAGTCTTTCGTCGATATAAGATTTGATTGTAGTATTTTGTAGTAACTTAGATGCGTTTGTATTGGCGTATTTAGAGCTATAACCTGCCTTAATAGCTGCATCTGTCGCATTTCCGCTGATGATGTACTCGTCAGCGAATCTCTGTTGTTTTAAAGTTAATTTAGCGATTTTCCATCACCTCCAATTTTTTACAAAACAAAAAGCCACACGATTGTGTGACTTAAAGAAGACCTCTCACAGACTTTGTAGGAATCGAACCCACGATAACAGTTTTGGAGACTGTTGTGTTACCACTACACTAAAAATCTAAATAACGGCACCAGGGATTGAACCCAAAAAGACAAAGAGGAAATCACCAGCTTACCACCCTGATGCCGTTACGAAAAGTTAAAGGAGCCATCAGTCCGCTTTACCGTACTTGCTGACAATACCATAATAACACTTTAAAACTATCATTTACTCCCATTATTATCAAAGATTTTTGAAAGTTGACTTATCGCCTTATCCCTTGCACGTTGAATCGTTGCGTTGCTGCAATTCAACCTTCTTTGTATTTGCGACCAAGGCAGACCATCTATGTAGAGCAAGCGCATTACAATGTTCTCAATCGGCTCTTCTAACTCTTCAATCGCTCTGACAAGTTCCTCTTGCTCCTTGTATTCTCTCTCGATTTCTTGATAGAGTTCAGCTATGCGATCAATAGCCTTGATGTTCATTTCTTCGGTGCGATTATCATTGTTCTGAGATTTCGGCATACTGTCAAAAACCTGACCTTTCATAATACCAGACCTTAGATTGATGATTTCGCAATGTAAAGATTGTATTTTTACATTTTTAAATTTTAGTTTCTTGAGTTCTTTCTCAATAGCTCTCTGCACCCTATCACCCCTCCCCAATAAATACATTCATAGGCAGATTGAAATAAGTCGCTACATCTTCAACATTGTACATATCAGGAGCGGATTTTAAATTCTCCCAATTCGAGATTGTTGCGATTGAGTAGCCTAGCTTATTTCCTAATTCCTTCAAAGTAACCTTGTTATCAATCCTCTTTTGCTTTAGCATGAAAGCGAATAATTCACACTGTCTCTTTGTTAAAGGTTTTTCATAGTCCATTCTCCATCTCCTCAGTAATTTTTTCAGGTTTCATTTGATAGCCTCCCAAAGTTTTAAGATTATTCGATTCCATTCTTCAGTTGTTATTTCTCTAAAATCAAACTGAGACATCTGTTCAGCTCTTTTGAATAATACCCTCTTAAAGAATGAAGCTTTTCTGGAAAAATCCATATCATCTATTTCAAATTCAGTTATGATTTTCTTTCCATAACCCTCTATCTCTACATGGACTCTTGTTTTTCTATAGAGATGTAGAGGCTCCGCCCAAACACTTCCTTTCAAGTCTGATTCATCGACTTTTTTAAGCATTAACGATATTTTCTTAGCTTCACTCTCTTTTTTAGCACCACTGAAAGGGTATCTTTTTGGTTTCATTCTTTTTCCTCCAAAAGCTCTGTATTTTCGTAGATATTGCCGATGATTTCAAGTCTATCAGCAATCTCTTTAGCATCCTCTTCAAAATCCTCTAAAACTGCACTGTCTGCAATAAATTCAACCTTGCCTTTTTCCTCCACATAAAAACCTAGCGTGTTATGTCTCTTCATACACATAACATCTGGACCATTTGTAATAATATCCCCCTCAAAGATTTCTACCCCCTTTTTATCAAACAAGCCTGTTGATTGCATGAGGTTAAGGTCATTGTTCACAATCCATTCACCAGCAACAGAGTCCTCATCAATAATCCAGATATCGCCATTCCCAACCATCACTTCGTCCGGTTGATACATACGATTTAATGAGCCGCCATCATATGCTCTAAATTTTGGTATCATAATCTCACCTCGTCTCCAATCCTTAAAGATTCATAGCTTGTTTGCGTGACTACGAAAATGCCATAATTTTTAATAGTGATTGTGTGCATGTCGCCAATTTTCTCCTTGTGAACAACCTTGCCTTTGATTTCGGCGCCTTTGTTGTCCATCTCATAGATAACCATCGGCTTCTTTTGTTCTAGTTCTGCAATCCTGCCCATCTGCCAGATATTTAATCCAGCAGACAATAATATCCAGATTACGATAAATCTTTTCAATCTGTTACCTCCTTTTCTACAGTAATTGTAAATTCACGGTCATTTATGTTTAAAGGTAGAACTGCCCCTGTTTTTGAATCGTCTTTTAGCAAATCCAATACAATCTCTAAAACTTGCTTGCCTAAAATCAATTGTGTCTCTAAAATATTTTGCACATCTTCCATCACTGCACCTCATTTCTCAATTCAAAACTAATTCCATACAAAAGCAAATCATTTTGAAAATCAACGAATGCTTCAATCATCTCAGCTTCTTGAAAGTCGTATTCCTCGACCGTACCCAAGAAATCGTCAATATCATCTCTTTGTACACTTCCATATTCTGTCTTTGTATGTTCAATGGCTGATTCATAACCATCTACATCAATTGTGTAGCAGATTCTGCCACTTGAATAATCATATTTGTAATTTTTGATAATCATCACTCCACCTCCTCAACTTCCACGCCAGGACAATCAAACACCCAGCCAAAACCAGCTTCTTCTAGTTCTTTCTTCGTGTGGCGTGTGCGATATTCTTCGTTTTCTTCTTCGTTGCTAAAAGTCCATACACGACCGAATTTGAAATTCAGATATTCACATCCTTTAAAAATACCTTTTAATTTCACCAAATACCGCTTCTCTTTCTCAATCTCGTAGCCGTCAAGCCAAGCACGAGCGAAAACATCTCTGTTTTCATTGATCCAAGATTTTATTTTTTCTCCCACAATACCCTCTTTGAAAATATAGTACATAACACGATACACATCATCGCTAGGTGCTATCTCTTCATAGTATCCTGAAGTATTTCTGAATTTAAAACCATTTCTTTTTACATTGGCAATCCAATCCGCCACGAACTGCGGGATTTGAATTTTTTCTAGTTCGTCTAGTTGTTCGATTGATTCCAATATCCAATTTCTATTAATTGTGATTGTATCTGCGATAGGCCCCTCTGTATAAGGCAAAACCTCGATACGTTTAATCAGTTCCTGTTTACGCATTTTTCTACCTCCAATTCCTTTTCTAAAGTAGTTTTATTTGTTTTTCATAATCATTAAGTCTCTGTTGAGCAAGGTTAAAGATGCCTTTGTCAAGCTCGCAACCAACATACTCAAAACCTAACTCCTGACAAGCAATCAAGCTACTTGCTGAACCGACATGAGTATCAAGAATCTTAT